AGACGCAGGACTAGATATGACTAGAGACTTAGCTGAGGCAGTATCTCTTAGAATATCTGACATAATAGAGCACGCACCTCATCGTGAGGAGTTTGTTACACAAATAGGTAAGAACAATGTAGACTTATTAGACGAGATAAGTCACTTGTACTTACATGACTTTGGAATATTTATAGAAGTATCTCCTGATGCTGAAGAAAGAGAGAAGTTAGAAGCTAATATACAGATAGCACTAAGTAGAGATAGTATTGACTTAGAAGATGCTATCGACATAAGAGAAATAAAGAACGTCAAGTTGGCTAATCAGATGCTAAAACTTAGACGTAAAAGAAAAGAACAAAGACTCCAAGAAGCAAAAGTAGCAGAGCAACAAATGCAAGCTCAGATTAATCAGCAATCACAACAGATGGCTGCTCAAATGGCTATGCAGAAACAGCAAGCAGAGACACAGTCTAAATTACAACTCGCTAAATCTCAAGCTTTAATAGATATTGAACGAATGAGAGGAGAGGCGTCTGTTAAGTCAGAGCTAATGCAACTAGAGTTCCAAATGAATATGCAATTAAAAGGTATAGATGCTAAATCTCTTACGGATAGAGAGGAAATGAAAGAAAACAGGAAAGATGAAAGGATTACTCTAAATAACGAACAGCAGTCTAAGCTTATAGAACAAAGAAAGAAAAACCTCCCACCAGTAGAGTTTGAGAGCAGTGAGGACACTCTTGATGGTTTTGGACTGGAAGAATTTACCCCTAGATAGGGTATTAAAAATAATACTTAAATTTGTAAAATAAAATTAAATGTAATGGAAGTAAAAAAAGTTGAATCAGTAGAAGAAAAATCTATACAGGAGAAAGAGAAGGAAGTTTTAGAAAATGCTTCTGAAGAAAAGAACGAAGATGATGGTATAGCTAGAGTTGACTTAAGACAGACTCAGTCAAGCGAGGATGATAAAGAAGACCAAGAGATTACTGAAGATGATGACAAGGAAGTTGAAGAAGGTAATAATGAAAGCGATGATTCATCAGTAGAAGATACTGAAGAAAATAAAGAAGAAAAGGGTAACGAAGTTTCAGAGGAAAAAGAGTTGTCCGAGAATGACGTTCTTGATTTTATTAAGAGTAAGTATAAGAAAGACTTAAGTTCTTTTGATGAATTATTTTCAGAGAAAGAAAAAGAGTCAGAAGAGTTACCAGAAGATGTAAGTGCTTTTTTAAAGTACAAGCAAGAAACTGGTAGAGGTCTTGATGATTTTATGAGGCTTAATTCTGACTTTAGTTCCATGAGTGACGAAAGATTACTCAAAGAATATTATGGAGCGACAGAAGGCGATTTAGATGATGAAGACATTCAGTATCTAATCGAAGATAACTTTAGCTATGATGAAGAGTTGGATGAAGAATCTGACATTAAGAAGAAGAGAATAGCTAAAAAAAGAGAGCTTGCTAAAGCTAAGAAGTTTTTTGAAAATCAAAAGGAACAATACAAAGTACCTGTCGAGTCGACAGAGTCTTTAGTTCCTGAAGAAGAGAAAAATAACTACGAGGCTTACAAGGAATATGTGCAAAACTCCAAGAGTTTAGAGGAGCAGAATGCAAAACGTTCTAAGTTTTTTGAGCAAAAGACTAACGAGTTGTTCAACAAGAAGTTTGAAGGTTTCAAATTTAAGATTGATGACAATGATGTGGTCTATAAACCAAAGGATATAGATAGCGTTAAGAAGCAACAGTCTGACATATCGAACTTTATAGGTAAATACCTTAATGAAGACGGTATGATTAGTAATCCTGAAGGGTATCATAAATCAATGATGATGGCGATGAACCCTGATAAAATGGCTAAGTATTTCTTTGAGCAGGGGGTTTCCCATGCAGTAGAGAAGTCAGCTAAGGACACTAAGAACATAGACATGGATGTGCGTTCTACACCTAGAAAGAACAACTCTAATGGCGTAAAAGTTCAAGCTATTAAGGGTAATCGTTCATCTTGGAATGCAGGAAGAAAAGGAAACGGATTAAAAATAACTAAAAGAAAAAAGTAAAAAATGGCAGGTTCATTAAGTGCAACGGGTTTTGATTTAACACCAGCACCAAAACAGCAAGTATTAGCGTCTAACTATTTGAAGGATTTCAACTTCTTAGACCAATATTTGCCAGACGTAAAAGAAGAAGAGTTTGAGAAGTATGGAGACAGAACTGTAGCATCATTCCTAAGAATGGTAGGTGCAGAGATGCCTTTTACCTCAGACCTTATTAAATGGGTAGAGCAAGGTAGATTACATATCAAATATGTAAACTGCGAATCTGATGGTGCAGCAGCTGATGCTACAGCAACTATCACTGTAAACGACTCTGACCTATCGACACTAGCTATTCGTAAAAACCAAACTGTTCACATTTCAGTAACAGATGGTGCGTTAGCTAACAGAGCTATTGTAACAGCAGTAGACTACACAGCAGGTACTTTTGATGTGGCTTACTACGAAAGTGGAGGTCAAGCATTCGCTGCTACAGATACACTAACAGTGTTTGTGTATGGTTCTGAGTTTGGAAAAGGAACTCAAGGTATGCAAGAGTCTCTAGAGGCTGAGAGTAATATCCTAGACAATAAACCTCTTATCTTAAAAGATAACTACGAGGTAAATGGTTCTGATATGGCTCAAATCGGTTGGGTAAATGTTACCACTGAAAACGGTGCAGACGGTTTCCTATGGTACATCAAATCTGAACACGAGACTCGTCTTAGATTTGAGGACTACCTAGAAACATCTCTATTAGAGGCTGTTCCTATGGAGAACACAACCAATGCAGGTATTGCAGAAGGTTCTGACGGTCTATTCTACTCTGTTGAAAGCAGAGGTAATGTGTGGTCTGGAGGTAATCCATCTACTCTAGCAGAGTTTGATACTATTGTACAGGCTTTGGATAAAGAAGGTGCTATCGAAGAGAACGTTATCTTCAACAACAGAGAGTTCGGTTTCGATATTGACGATATGCTTGCAAGTGTGAGTAACCCTCCTTCTGCTTCATTTGGTCTATTCGATAACGACATCGATATGGCTCTTAACCTAGGGTTTGACGGATTCCGTAGAGGTTACGACTTCTACAAGTCAGACTTAAAATACTTCAACCATGCTACAATGCGTGGAGGTATCACAGGTGATAAAATCAGCGGTATTATCATGCCAGCAGGTTCTACAACTGTATATGACCAAGTATTAGGTAAAAACGCACGTAGACCTCACTTACACGTTCGATACAGAGCGTCTGAGACTACGGACAGAAAGATGCAGACTTGGATTACTGGCGGTCAAGCTGGTGCTCCAACGGATGACATAGATGCAATGAGAGTTAACTTCCTATCGGAAAGAGCTCTATGTACTCTAGGTGCTAACAACTTCTTCCTTGTAAAAGGGTAGTAGTTAAGTAACAGAGGGGCTGAGTTGGTTCTCAGCCCTTCATCTAACAAATTAAATTTAATCAAAATGAGTAAAGACAGAGTTTATAGATTAAAGAACGGGAAGAGTCCTGTAATGTTAATCTTATGTTCAAGACACACAAGACGTAAGCCATTATTATATTTCGATGGTAAGTCTAGAAGAGAGCTGAGATATGCTCCTAACCAAAAGACACCATTTGTAGATGAGCAGGATGAACACGCAATAGTAGAGCCTGTTATTTTTAGAGATGGTCTATTGAGAGTAGAGTTGGAAAACTTAATACTTCAAGAATTTCTTTCAATGCACCCAGACAGAGATATAGTCTTTGAAGAGGTTGATAATGAGAAAGATGCTCAGAAAGAAGTTAAGAAGTTAGACTTAGAATTTGAAGCTTTAAGCTTAGCTAAAGAACTAGACATTGATAAGCTAGAGTCTATTGGTAGAATTGTTCTAGGTGTAAATGTCGATAGTATGAGTTCAGCAGAACTTAAGCGTGACGTTAGAATCTATGCCAAGAATAACCCCGAGGACTTTATTGGCAGTGTAGATAATTCAGATATATCTGTGAAGAACAACATAGCTAAGTTCTTAGAAGAAAAACTTTTAACGCTTAGAAATGAGAAGAAGGAAGTTTACTTCAATCTTAAGAACAATAAAAAGAGACTATTAGTTATTCCATTCGGTCAGACGCCTATTGACGCATTGCATAGCTTCTTTAAGACAGATGAAGGAATAAACATATACGAGGAATTGGTGGATAAGTTGGATTAATTAAAAAAGGAGGTTAATAATTAAGAAGTCTTGTTATTCGTTTAATGAGACTTCTTTTTTTTTGGTATCTTTGCTTAATCTGAAATTACCTTATTAAAAAGAAAAGATGATTAATAGTGTAAGAAACACAACCCTAGCTATACTTAACAAAAACAACTACGGATATATACCTCCTATGGACTTCAACTTGTTTGCTAAGCAGGCTCAGTTAGAGGCTATGGAAGACTTCTTTTATAAGCACAATCAGTTTATCGCTAAGATGAATGCTAAAATGTCCAATAGCGATTACTCAGATATATCTCAAAGGTTGAAAGAAGTAATAGAGGTTTTTTCAGAAGTAGCACCACTATCTAACATATCTGATAATGAGTTCACTAAACCTAACGATGTGTACTTGTTGGATGAAGTAAGATACGGAGGTAATGAAGTGGAAAAAGTCACAAACTCTAAGATATTGAAACTATTATCATCTAATCTCACAGCACCTACAACTCAATATCCTGCATATACTTTAGTGGGAAACAAAATAGTTGTTTATCCTGAAAATATAACATCTAACGTAAGTTGTCATTATATTAGACATCCCAAAGACCCTAAGTGGACTTATGTGAGTATAACAAGTGGAGAGCCTATGTTTGACCCATCATCTTCAGACTATCAAGACTTCGAGCTTCCTAAAAGCTTTGAGCCTACGCTCATAAGTAAGATATGTCAGTTTGCAGGGTTATCCATAAGGGAGGCTGATGTTTATAATTTCGGAACAGGAGAAGAGACTAAAGAGATACAACAAGAACAGTAATGGCATATATAACTGACTATAAATATTACGAAAACGAAGGGAACTTACCTGAAGACCAAAACTTAGGAAGTTATCAGTACATAAGCTTGTACGATTTGGTTAACAACTTCATGATGATGTATGTTGGCGAGGATGAGCTTATAAACAAAATAGATAGGTACAAGGTTTTGTTTCACGCTAAGAGAGGAATACAGGAACTTAATTATGACTCACTAAAAGAGTCTAAGATTATAGAGTTGTCAGTTTGTGATAATTTGACTGTGGTATTGCCTCCTGATTTTGTGAGCTTTATAAGAA